TCGACGAAATACGGATCAAGCGCTTTTAACATTATTTGAAACGGTATATATTTATATTGTTGCTCCTCTTCTGCAAAGGTGGGAGCTTGCACAACTTCAACATCTATTGAATAAGATTTGTCGTAAATTTCATAAAAGAGCGTTCCTGCGAAATCCCGGTTAAAAACTTGAATCAATTCACGTCTCAAGAGTGCCTTATCTTCTGCCGAATCAGCTATAAGATGACCATGTACAGTTATATCTCTTGATTCGTACCTATCACTAATTTTAGTTTCGCCGTCCTGATTATAATTAGATATTGATGTAATCGTGTTAAATAGAGCATCTACTCCTTCTATAGTTTTAAGTATAAAAGGAGGGTCACGCTGTAGAACAATTTCATTGTCTGTATTATTTTTGTATGTAATTTTTAGCATTTCTCCCTCCTAATATAGGTATGCTAACTTCTGCAATTCTAGTTTGGTCTGTCTTGCTATTTCTCGTTCGGTCAGCGGTTCAGGTGATTGATTATAGTTAACAACTTCAATCGTTACATTTTTATCATTGTTTTTTAATCCACTTGCTATACCGGATTCAAGCGAAGAATACATTTTGCTCGATCCAGAAACTGCTGCACTAAAGGCAAAATCAGATTCAAAAGAACGCATTGTAATATTGCCTAGCTCGTCCATTGCCTTTGTAACCGGTTTAACATTGTCTAAAATACCATCAGCGAGACCGGCAGGGATCCAGTGACCTATGTCATCACGAAACAATTTTGCAGGTGATCCGATACCGAAGAAGTCTTTAATCCTATCGACGACTCCGCCGAAGAATCCGCTGATTTTGCCCCAGAGCCAATCACCAACATCCTTAATACCTTGCCATAGTCCTCTGATGAGATCCCCCCCAATTTGAACGAACTTAGAGACACCCTTGCCCAGAGCTTCCACCATGGCTGCAATTATTTCGGGCATTCTTTTAACTATCTCCACTATTATCAGCGGTAGGTTTTCTATAAGTGCTATGAGCAGATCGACCCCTGCTTCTATTATCTTGTCAATGTTGCCTATCAGTGCATCGACTATACCAGTGATGATTTGCGGCATTGCGTCCATGATTGTTGATATTATCAGTGGCAGGTTCTCTATCAGTGCTATGAGCAGGTCTACACCGGCTTGGATGATCTTGTCAATGTTGCCTATCAGTGTATCGACAATGCTATTGATAATTTTTGGTAGTGCTGCAACTATCGTTGATATTATTTCCGGTAGCGCTTCGATGAGTGAAACAAAAAGCTGTATGCCAGCTTCAATTATCAGCGGCAACAATTCAACTATGGCCCCAATAATACTGTCTATTATTTCGGGTATCTTCTCGACTATAACTGGTATTGCTTCGATTAATCCGTCCGCCAATCCCTGTATCAGTTGCAGAGCTGCGTCAATTAGTAGCGGTATGTTGTCAATCAATGTAGAAACGATTGTCATGATAGCTTCCGCTGCCACAGGTATCAGTGTAGGCAATGCCTCTGCCAGTCCGGTTATAATGTCCGCAAGGGCCTGTGCTCCCGTTTCAATCAACGTCGGGCCTGCTTCTGCAATTATTGTCACAATGATTGTCGGTAGCTGGCTAATTATGTTTGAAACCATTGGCAGCAAGTTGTTCCCAAAGGTAATAACAGATTCAGTTAAATTTGCCAGAGGCTTATCAAGGCTGTTACCTAGTGCCATTTCTGCCAGCAGATTTTGCCAAGAGGCCTTCATCATGCCGGCTGATCCTGTCAGCGTTTCTTCTGCCTCGAGCACGGTTGTGCCTGTTATTTCTAGTTCTTGCTGGATTGCGTGAATAGCCATGAACACGTCGTCCAGGTTTTCGATATCATATTTGACACCCGTCAGCTTCTGGGCATCGGCGAGTAAACGTTCCATCTCGGATTTGGTGCCGCCGTATCCCAACTTGAGGTTATCTAACATTGTATAATTCTGCTTAGCAAATCCGCCGTAGGCATTTTGGATGTCCTGCATTGAGGTGCCCATCTTGTTGGCATTGTCGGCCATGTCCACCATTGCAGTGTGGGCAACATCCGCAGCACCTTCTGTATCACCTGCCATTGATTGCAAGAGCGACGCAGAAAACGATGTTACGTTTTGCATATAGTCGTTAGCAGACACGCCAGCGGTTTTGTAAGCGCCCTCAGCATAACCGATAACCTTATCCGAAGAATCCTTGAATAGGGTCTCGATTCCGCCGATGCTCTGCTCTAAGTCACCGCCAGCAGTTATGGCGTCTTTGATTATTTTGCCTATCCCGGCAACAGCTAATGTTTTTCTGAGCATACTGCCAAAGCTTGACCCTGTTTTCTTTCCGGCAGATTCACCGGCGCTTGTTGCTTCAGGGTCTAGTGCTTTTGCAATCTTACCCGATATGCCTTTGGCAGACGGTATTATTTGCACATAAGCTTGACCTAAGTCTGTAGCCATTTAATCTGCCTCCTTTCTCAGCAGTCGTTGTCTTTCCTTCTCATAGTCCTCGCCAGACAAAAAGCTAATTGTGTCGCTCTCCGGCTTTTCAAGAACGCTCAATAATGTCTTTGGCTGGTTTCTTCCATGTTGACCATCCTTTGTTTGCATCCAAACTAGGACGGTGAGCCGATCAACAATAGCAGCCATCATCATCATATCCGGCGACACTTTAGATCCGCTCAATTTGATCTTGATGCGACTGTCTGATCGCAAGCCGACGGCCAAAGAGGCCACCAGCTTGACCGGCAACCTCTTATAGTCGTAGATGTGATAAGTTTCTGCAAAATCGCATACTAGCGCATCTTCATCAGCCTTGATCATGCCTGCGAGGACTAAGAGTTTTTTGTTTTTTGATTAGACGTGAAAATGTCGTTGAACTCCTTAAAGAGCACGGATGTCTTGATTCTTCCTTGCTTTTCAAGTAAGTTGTCCTTCAGTTTCTCGAATCCATCCTTGCCTAATAGGATTTCGAAACCACGGCTCAGCCGCCAAATTTTGTTCTCATCGACTTCACCTAGGATCTCGACCAATTCCCAGTCATCAAACAAATCAACATCAATCTTGAACTCGAACCCTTGTTTTGTTGTACCAGTTATATACTTTGTTTCTGCCATCTGGTCAACCCTCCTGTGCCGCTGCGTAAATTGCAACTGTCTTTGACGGGAATTTGTAGCCGGTTACGTTGATCGAAAGCGTTACATCGCCCTCTACCGGGTTCGTAATCGCCAGCGTCAGGATTTTACCAGTGCCGGACAATGCGCCTTTTGTTGCCTCGCCCGTACCATTGGTGATGGTGATGCTATCCGCCGTTAACCCCGTTACAATTTTATCTAGTGTCAGTGTGATGCTGGTTGAGTTTTCTGTCCCCGTAGCACCATTAGCAACCGCGGTATACGCTACGGGGATGTTAGGGTTTACGATGTACTCGTAGTGAGTATTACCATCCGCATCAGGCATGGCTTGGATTGTGGTCTCGTAGCCGACAGCATCATTGTCGACGTAAGCAATCTCGCCTATTTCTGTCACTTTACCATTAGGTATTACGACACGCTTGAGCAGTCCGCCTTTTAGAATCATATCTACTACAAACACATGCTCACCCAAATCAGAAGCATTAGCCTCGATGGTGATCCCGTCCACGGTTGACAGGTCGCCCGATACGTTGCTTGCGCCATAGACCTGTTTTAATACGTCGATATTCGTGGCTTCGATTAATTTATAAGAAAAGGTATCGGGTCTGCCCGTTTGAACGGATAAAACTGTATCTCCACCCCATGCTTTTATTGCTTCAGCTTCTGGACTGTTCTGGTTTGTAAGCCCGTCTTCCGATACATAGCCGAGGCTTTTATATTCTGCGGCTAAGGCTGTTTTTGCATCTGTAGGCAAATCCGTGCCAAGTGGTGCTGTGTATATTGCACCGCCGACCTTAGGCTTTCCATAAGTTACTTGTGCTGTTTCCATATTTGTTCTCCTTTAATAATGGTTAAAATCGTACACCGCTTGGTAGCGGTAACGCTTGGTGGTTGTGTCAGTAAAATTATAGTCTGAGTTCAGCCTAACTTTTGCTATCTCTGTTAGCTCGATTAAGCTATCGACTGCCGTTTTAGTTTGCTCATTTAGTGCTGCCGCCTCATAGAGCGATTCAGCATAGCTTTGGAATGCAAAAGTGGATGATCCCAGACGGTTTGATCTGCCAGAGCCTGTCTTTTCAAACAACACATATCTGTCTGGCTTTTTTTCTGGTTCTTCCAGATAAACAGGCACAGATAGCTTTGTTTTCAAGTGATTCAAAATTGTTAACTCTATCATTACCTCACCGCCTTCAAGATTGTGTTGTTTTCA